TCGACGGCCGACCGTGCGGCCTGCGCCCGGCCGAGGTCGCGCGGTTTCTCAATTGCGGAAAACGCCGCGCGGCGGATCGAATGCAAGCGCTGGCGCGGGACCGTGTCGCCATTGTCGGGCAATCGGTCCGAGTGTTCGGCGGGCCGTTCAAGGGGTTGATTTCAGAGGTTGTCGAGGTTCGAGACGGGGCGGCCGTGGTTCTGGCCGAGGTGTTCGGCGCGCTTCGGCCGGTTATGATTTCGCTTGACCGGCTCGAATTTATTGGACAAGGCTGATTTTGCTTTCCTGTTTTTGTAAATGATACGCCGCCGCGCCGATCCGATGGCGCCCCGCATGGGGTGAGCCGCGGGCGCTCAAGGGCCGGACGCCGCCCCGAAGGGGTCGCCGCCCGCGCCAATGTGCGGAAGCATGGGCGGGCCGTCTGATGATCGAAATCACGTCGAACGCCGCGGCCTTCCTGCGCGGGCTGGAAAATGACCGGGCGCGAAAATTGCCTCGGGTCATGGCCGCCGCGCTGACGCGAACGGCGGCCGATGTTCGCGCCGATGCAGCGCGGCGCATCGCAAGCGTCTTTGACCGGCCGGTGACGTTCACCCGAAGGGCGATCTATACCGCGAACGCCAAGCCGTCGCGGCTGTCGGCCCGCGTGGGGATCAAGCCGATACAAGCGAAATATTTGGGGCTTCAAGAGGACGGCGGGACGCGCCGCCCGGCGCGGCGGGCGCTGCTGATCCCGGTGCGGGCGCGCCTCAATCGTTATGGAAACCTAAGCCGGGGGCAGGTGGCGCGGTTGCTTGCGCGCCCCGATACTTTCTCGGGGTCTATCAACGGCCATGGCGGGATCTGGCAAAGGACGCGCTCGGGTGGCCTCAAGCTCTTGATCGCCTACGCGGCCAGCGCGCGCTATCGCGCGCGCTTCGGGTTCGTGGCCGGGGCCGAAGCCGAGGCGACGGCGAGCCTTCCGGGGCAGTTCGCGCGGGCCTTCGCCGAGTTCACTTGACGGCCGGGCCGCCGCGGGCGGGGCCGAGCGCCCCGGCGCGGGCGTTTGCCCCTCGGCCGGGCGGTCTGGCGCGCCGGGGCGGGCGGGCGGGGGCTTGGGTCCTTCCGGCGAGGCTGCGCCACGGGGTAAATTCGCGACCGCGTGTCATGCGTTGCTTTCATATTTTAGGTCTCGGCGTGGGTTGTTGTTGGGGTTGGGGTTGATTTATGGCCGCTGATGGGGGCGACGCGACGCGGTTCGCCCTTCCTGACGGCGTAGAGGATGCCGCGCTAAATAAAGGCGACCTTGCGACCGCCTTCGGCATTTCGGAAACCACAATCGACCGATGGATCCGCGACGGCGCGCCGGTGGTGGATCGCGGCGCGAACGGCCGGGCCTATGTGTTTAGGCTGTCGGAGGTCTGGCAATGGCGCGAGGGCCTGCGCGCGGCCGAGGATGCCGAGCGCGCCACGCGCGAAAAATCGGTCGGTCAGTTGCGGCTTGCGCTCGCAAATCGCGGCGACGCTTTCGAAACCTCGCGCTTGTCGCCCAAGGAACAAAAAACGGTTTTCGAAGCGGAGCGCCTCTATATGGCGACCGCGCAGGAACGCCGAACGCTGATCCCGGCCGCCGAGGCGCTGGCGCTTGTCGATACGATTTTCGCGCTTGTTCGCGATAGCTTGGACGCGCAGCCGGACCGCGCCGCGGCTGTTCTCGGCCTGACGGGCGCGCAGGTCGAGGCGCTGATAAGCGTGAACGATCAAACGCTTTTAGAATTGCAATCGAGGATCCGGCGCGCGTTCGCGCCGAAGTAGCGAAGGGGTTGGCATGTTCGGACCGCGGCCGGATTTCTTAGCGTCGGGCGGTCGGCTTCCGCCCTTTGTCTCGGCCGCCGAAATCCTCGCGCAAGTTATCGACGGATTGCGCCCGCCCGAACGCCTCGGCGTCGAGGCGGTCGCGATCCGCTCGCGCAAAACGCGCGTCGGGTTGCAGTGGCAGGCGTGGGACCCGACCGCCGCGCCCTATATGGCCGAACCGCAGGCGATTTTAACTTCGCGCCGATATCAAGCCTTGGTTTTTTGCGGCCCGTCGCAAAGTCTGAAAACAAGCGCGATCATTGAAAACGCAATTGCGCACGCAATCGCCGCGCAGCCTCGCGCGGTTCATGTCGTGCAAATGGATAGGATTTCAGCGCAATCATTTAGCGAAGAAAAAATCGCCCCGATGATCGCGCAGTCGCCCGATTTGGAGCGGCGCAGAATGCCGGGCCGTCAAGCGGACAATATTTTCGCAAAGAAGTTCCTAGGCGGAATGCGGCTTTCTATCGGCTGGCCTACCGCGACAAGCCTTTCGTCGCGCGCAATCCCGCTGGTGCTGCTGACCGATTACGACCGGATGGCCGATAGTATCGACGGCGAGGGGTCCGCTTGGGCGCTGGCGCGAAATCGCCCGGTGTCGTTTGGATCGCTCGGAATGGTCGCGGCCGAGAGTTCGCCGGGCCGCGATGTGCTGCGCGACCGATGGTCGGCGGCGTCGATCCATGAAGCGCCGCCATGCGGCGGGATCCTTGGGCTTTATAACGATGGCACGCGGGGCCGCTGGTATTGGAGTTGTGCAGATTGCGCCCTTGAGTTCGAGCCGCGCCTAGACCGCCTTTCATGGCCGCCCGATGCGACGCCGCATGAAGCGGGCGCGGGGGCCGTGATGGTTTGCCCCGGCTGCGGATCGGTCACGGATCATTCGCGCAAGCGGGCCATGAACGCCCGCGGGCGGTGGTTGCACGAAACCGGGGACGGCGCGCGCGCGGTCCCGCTTGGGGATCCTGAAATCCGCGGATCCGATATTGCGTCCTATTGGATGCAGGGCGCGGCCGCGGCGTTGTCGACGTGGGCGGGGATAGTCTCGCAATATGTCGCCGCGCGCCGCGCCTATGATGATGCTGGCGACGTGGAAGGGTTGCGGGCGGTGCTGAATACGGCGCACGCGCTGCCGTTCAAACGCCCGGCGCGCCGAGGCGAAAAGCGCGCGACGGCCGAGGCGTTGCAGGCGGCGGCCGATGATCGCCCGCTCGGGATTGTCCCGGCCGAGGCGCGCTTGATAATCGCGGCCGTTGATGTGCAAGCGGGCGCGCTCGCCCGCTTCGAAGTGCAGGTCGAGGCGTGGGGCTTGGCGGGTCGACGGTGGCTGGTGGATCGCTACGCCATCACGCGGCCGCCCGCGGGCGCGCCGGGCGCGGCGGGCCGTAGGATCGACCCGGCAACCTTCGCCGAGGATTGGGCGGCGTTGCACGCGGTCGCCGCAAAAATCTATCCAATGGCGGGCGCGGCCTATGGGCTTCGCGCCGCGGCCGTGGCGGTCGATAGCGGCGGCGCGGCGGGCGTGACTGATTTGGCCTATGCGCACTATCGGGCCGAGCGGATCGCGGGTCGCGCGCGCGGCTTGTATCTGGTGCGGCCTGTCGGCGGGATCCAGCCGGGGCTTGCGTGGATCCAAGCGCCGAAGCGGGGATCTAAGGGCCGCGCGGCCGCGACTGATATTCCGTTGCTATATGTGGCGACGGATCGCGCCAAGGATGCGGTTTCGGCGGCCCTTGAGCGGCCAGCGGGGGCGGAGCGCGCCTATCGGCTGACGCGCCACGCGCCCGCGACGTTGTTTGCGGAAATGACCGCCGAGGAACCGACGCCGCAAGGCTGGCGTTTGCGCCGGGGCGAGACGCGAAACGAGGCGCTAGACTTGGCGGGCTACGGCCTCGGCGCTGCAACGGTGATGAAGGCCGACCGCCTCGCGCCCGATGCGCGCCAAGATTGGGCGATTGCTGGCGCGCGAAATTGCTTTGCGGTCGCGCTGTCGGCCGAGCGGGTCGCGCTGGCCGCCGCGCCCGCCTCGGATGCGCCGGGGCAGGATCCCGCGCCGCCCCTCGCCCCGGTGTCGCCCGCCCCTGCGCCGACGCGCGGGCGGCGGATCCGCGGGCGGTCGCGGTTCATAACTGGATAAGGAATACTGACAATGTCGGAGCAAAAAGCGGCCGCGCTTGCCAAATTGCAAGCGGCGTTGTGGAGCGGCGCGCGCAGCGTTACCATTGACGGCCAGTCGGTGCAATTTTCCAGCCCCGCCGAGTTGCGCTTGCAAATTTCGAAACTGGAAAGGGAATTGGGCGCGACGCGCGCGAGATCCTCGCGCCGGGTGGCGATTGTCCGGCCGGGTGCCGCATGATCGGCCGGGGCTTGTTCGGATGGCGCGCCAAGCGCGCGCCGCGCGCCGAGCCTGTCGCAAGTGCGGCCGCCTCGCCGCGTGCCGCCGCGGCGGCGCTGCGGTCGACGGCGATGCGCGCGGCGAACCGCGTTCTGATGAATTATGACGCGGCGACGCAGCCGCGAACGTCGCGATTTCGGGCGCGCGCCGGATCCGCCGATGAGGTCGCGCGCGACTACCGCGCCCGGCTGTCGCTGATATCGCGCGACATGGTGCGAAATTCGCCGCTAGGTGCGGCGGCGGTCCGGGTGATTTCGGGCGAGATCGTGGGAACGGGGATCCGCCCCGCATTTTCGGGCCTTGATGATCGGCTTTTGCGTGAGGCGGGCCGCCTGATTTCGTCGCATTTAGATACCGCCGCGATTGATGCAGACGGCCGCTTGAATTTCGCGGGGATCCAGCGGCTTGCCGCGCGCGCCACGGTCGGCGATGGCGAATGCTTTGTTCGCCGGGTGCGGCGCGCCTCGGCGAACGGTCGGCCGCTGGCGCTTCCGTTCCAAATCCAGTTGCTCGAAGCCGAGCATCTGGACCTTATGAAATCGGCGCGGCCCGGCGCGTCGGGAAGCATAACGGAAGGGATTGAGCGCGACCCGGACGGGCAAGTGGTGGCCTATCATATGTTCCGCGATCATCCGGGCGGCGGGTGGCTCGGCCGCATCATGCGGCAATCCGAGCGGATCCCGGCTGCTGACGTGATCCATATTTTTCGAATGGATCGGCCGGGGCAGGGTCGCGGGGTCAGTTGGTTCGCCCCGGCCGCGCTTCGAATGCAAGATCTGACCGACGCAATCGGGGCGAACGTCACGCGGCAAAAAATTGCGGCGTGCTTCGCCGCGTTCGTCACCTCGCCGGATGAGGGCGAGGGGCGGCCTATGTCGAGCGACGGGGCGGGAAAGGATGAATTGAGCCTTGAGCCGGGGACGGTGCAGGACCTTCTACCGGGTGAAAAAATCGAATTTGCGACGCCGCCGAGCGTCGACGGGTTCGACGGGTTTGCGCGGCTTGTCTATCGCGAAGTAGCCGCCGCGCTTGGGATTACATATGAAGCGCTTGTCGGCGATTTGGGCGAGGTCAATTTTTCCTCGGCCAAGGTCGGCCGCATGGCGATGTATCGAAACGTCGACGATTGGCGCGCGGATATGATGGTTCCGACGCTATGCGGCGGGGTGGCGCGGTGGTTTCTTGAGGCGTGGGCGCTGATAACGCCGCGCGACCGTGCCGAGATCCTGGCCGCGCTTGTCTCGCATACGCCGCCCGCCCGAATACCTATCGAGCCGCTAAAAGAGGCGAAGGCGGCCGAAGCTGAGGTTCGGGCCGGGTTTCGCTCGCGCTCGGACGTTGTCCGGTCCCTCGGCCGCGACCCGGCCGCGGTCGGGCGAGAAATCGAAGCGGACAACGCCGCCGACAAGGCGGCGGGCGCGCTGTTCACGACCACGACCGCCGCGCCGGTCGCGCCGGTCGCCGCGTGATCTGAGATTTCAAAATTCAAAAAAGGAGGTGCGCCATGCGCGACGGATCCCGCTTGATCGTGGGCGGTCAAATCATTCTGCATGGATATGTAGGGGGCGATTTATACGACGACGAGGCTTTCAGCGCCGCCGAGGTTATCGGCGCGCTTGCGCAATTTCAGGGGCGGGCGGTCACGGTTCGGGTCAATTCGGTCGGCGGTGACGCATACGAGGGCGCGGCGATCCGCGCCGCGCTGGCCGCCCATGATGGGGCGGTTCTTGTGATTGTCGAGGGCGCGGCGCTGTCGGCGGCGTCCCTGATTTGCTGCGGTGCGGGCCGGGTCGAGGTCGCCGCGGATGCGTCGGTGATGGTGCATGATCCGCGAAATATCGTGATGGGCGACCCGGCCGCCATGTCGGCCGAGGCGGCGCGCCTTGACGCTTTGGCGCAGGTGTTCGCCCCGATTTACGCCGCGCGCCTCGGCGTGTCGGCCGAGGCGGCGCGCGTGATGATGCGCGCTGAAACGTGGTGGCGCGGGGCCGAGGCGGTGGCGGTCGGCTTCGCCGATGGGCTGGCCGAGGGCGCGCCGCCGCAAGAGGTGGCGGCCATGCGGGCCGCCGCGCCGGTGATGCTTGGCGAGGCGGGCGACCGCCTGTCGGACGTTGTGAGGGCCGCGGCAATCGCCGCGGGCTGGATCGAAGGCGGCCGAGGGTCGGACGCCGAAAAAATGAAGGGCCGAACCATGCCAGAAAATATCATTCCCGCGCCGCTTGATGATGCGGCCGCCTCGGCCGCGCTGCTGGCCGCTGACGCCGCCGCGGCCGCCGCGCGGGGTGCGCCGGGTGCGCCGGGTGCGCCGAGCATGAGCGCCGCCGATGCGGCCCGCTTCGCGTCCGATGCGGTCGCCCTTGAGGGTCGCCGCGTGTCGGAGATCCATACGCAAGGCCGCGCGTTTTCGGTGTCGGCGGCCGCCTGCGCGCGGATGGTCGCGGATGGTGTCGCGCTTGATGCGATCCCGGCCGCGATGGCCGCGGCGTGGATGGCCGAGGGCGTCCCGGCAATGCCGGGCCATCGCGCCCCGGCCGAGCCGCGCGGCGGCCGGATGGATGCGGGCGATACGGTGCGCAACGCCATGGGCGACGCTTTGCTTGCGCGCATGTCGGGCGGTGCGGCCGCTGGCGCGGTGCAGGGCGCGGCCCGCGAATGGATGGGCGCGACCATGGCCGAGATGGCCGGGGCGCTGTCGGGCCATCGCGGGGTGATGCGCACCTATGCGCAGCGGTCCGAAGTGCTTATGGCGGGCCTGCATACCGGCTCGGATTTCGTGGGGATCGTTTCCGGCGCCATGAACCGCCGCTTGTCGGCGGTCTATGACGCGGCGATCCCGACCTATCGCACGATTTCCGAGGAAATCACGTTCGCCGATTTCCGCCCGCAAGAAGTCATTAGCGTCGGTGATTTGCCGGATCTGGCCGCGGTCGGTTCCTCTGGCGAAATCAAGTTCGGGTCGCTCGGCGACGGGCGCGAAACGGCCGTTTTGATCCCTTACGCCGTGAAATTGGGGATCGCGCGTGATGTTTTCGTGAATGATGATCTGGGCGCGCTGTCGCGGGTCCTGTCGAATTACGGCCGCCGCGTCGCGATGTTCGAAGAAGTCACGTTCTGGAAGCTGGCGCTTGCGGCGAAGCTGTCGGACGGCGTCGCGATCTGGCACGCGGACCGCGGCAACCTTGGCGCGGCGGCGCTTACCGTCGACGCGCTTTCGGTCGGCCGTGCGGCGATCCGCAAAACGCCGGGCGTTGATGGCAAGCCGATGAACGCCGCGGCGCGCTTCCTGATTGTCGGGCCGGATCTTGAGACCGACGCCGAGAAGCTGACAACGGCAATCGCCGCGGTTGTCGCGGGCGAGGTCAACCCCTTCGCGGCGCGCCTGACGCTCTTGGTTTCGGGCGAGATCGCGGGGGATGATTGGATCCTGTCGGCGGATCCTGGCCTCGCGCCCGCGTTCGGCTATGGCTTCCTTGAGGGCGCGGCCGCGCCGCAAATTCGCGTTGAAACGCCGTTCGGTCAGTCGGGCCTTGGCGTTTCGGTCGAGCATGATTTCGGCTTCGGCGCGCTGTCCGCGAATACCTACCGCAGCACGGGCGCATAATGATCGCGGCGGGCCTTGTCGGCCCGCCGCAATGACGGCCGCCCGCGCATGACGCGCGGGCGCAGCGAAGGAAAAGGGGCAAAAAATGAAAAACGCAATTACGGATCGCGGGATCGTCTCGCTTATCGCCGCGGCGGCCGTGGCGTCGGGCGGGGGCGTTCTGGCCGGAAAACTGTTCGGGGTCGCGTTCGCCGATGCGGCCATCGGGCAAGATTTGGATATCGCCACGGTTGGCGAGTTCACCCTTGCGAAATCCGCGGGCGAGGCGTGGGCGGTCGGCGCGGCGATCTATTGGGATGCGGCTGAAGGGTCGGCCACGACCGATGATGCTTCGGCCGCAAATTCGCGGATCGGCACGGCCACGGCCGCGGCGTTGAGCGCCGCGACGCTCGGCGCGGTGCTGCTGACGCCGGGCCTCGCCTGATGCCGGGGCCGTTCGATTTCGTCGCCGATTTCACGCTTGGGGTTTTTGGCGAGGCGGTCGAAGTGCGGCCCTTGGAGGGATCGACGCGCCAAGCGGTCGGCGTGGTGACGCGAAGCGGGGTCGATGCGCTTGGCGTCATGGCGAC